ACATAAACCACATGGGTGATGACCTCACAGTGGTCAATGCAGCTAGGGTATCCTTTGGTAAAAAGGTAGAAGCCCTTGGCTACACTGGTGCAGACGGTGGCACTATGCGTCCCATCTTACACGATAGAGATGTAAAGTTAATTAACTACCTAGCCAAGCATGAACACATGTCACCCTTTGGTCACTGCTTTGTGTCGTTCCACGTCAAGGCTCCTATCTTCGTAGCTAGGCAGTTAGTCAAGCATAAGTTCCTACGTTGGAATGAGATCAGCCGTAGGTATGTAGATGATGAGCCTGAGTTCTATGTGCCTGATCAATGGCGTGGACGCAGTAAAGATAAGAAGCAAGGCAGTGAGGGTAATATAACTATATCAGATGATATTGTAGAGGACGTATATGATGATATTGTTGCTCGTTACAGACTTCTATTAGATGTAGGTGTATGCCCAGAGCAAGCACGTATGGTGTTGCCTCAGAGCACCATGACAGAATGGTATTGGTCAGGTAGTCTTGACGCCTTTGTAGATATGTGTAAACTTAGACTTTCAGTTACCACACAATATGAAACTCAAGTAGTAGCAGCTAGAGTAGCTGAGTCACTAGATGAATTATATCCTATCTCATGGGTGGCATTAATGGAAGGATATGATAATGGCTAAATGGAAGATAGTAGAAGACAGTCCATTAAAAAAAGTAATGAAGAAATATAATCTATCTGAAGAAGATGTAATAAAAATAGTAGAGCTATACCAATTAGATATAGCCTTTGATGAAACACTAAAGGAGTTATACGATGGTTGATAATCCACATAGTGCATGTCCATATGAAGAGTGTGCATCATCCGATGCATTTAACTGGAACGATGATGGCTACGGTCACTGTCACTCATGTCACAGAGCTTACCCTATGAAGAATATGCCACAGACTTTTGATTGGGCTAAGACCCAGTACCCACTGCAGGATCGTAGGCAACCTGCTGCTATACCTGTCACTGGTGTCAAGTACACTGGTATCAGGAGCATTGATCCTGATGTATGTAAGATGTATGGCATCCAGATACAGACAGGTTCTAATGGTGAGGATGTACGATATGCATACAAGTATCCTCATACTATTAAGTATCGTATGTGTCACGACAAATCTAAGTCTTGGATCAAAGACAAAGGTGTAGGTATGAATCACCTCTTTGGCCCTGATTTTAATGCTGGCTCTAGCTCACGTATCTATATCACTGAAGGTGAGTTCGATGCTGCTTCTTTGTATCAGATACTTGGCAAGACATTTCCTGTTAAGTCTTTACCTTCTTCCTCTATTGGTAAGAAGTTTATTGAATACAATCACAAGTATCTTTCTGCCTTCAAAGAAATTGTGTATGCTGGTGAGCTTGATGCACCGGGCCGTAGTGCTGCAGATAAGTTGTATCAAGCTTTCCCTGAGAAATTCTACTTCGTACCAATGAACGAACACAAAGATGCTAATGAGTTTCTTGAGAAGGGTAAGGCTAACAGCCTGATGTGGTCAGCTAGAAGTCCACAACGATATTCACCTGAGAACTTCTTCTGTACTGATGAAGCTGTTGAACAGGCAATCAAGAATGAGAACCCTTACGAGTATGTACAAACAGGACATACAGGATTAGACAGTAAGATACGTGGAATGGTAAAGGGTGGACTCACCTTCATCAAAGCACCAAGAGGTACAGGTAAGACTGAGGTCATACGTTACTTTGAAACAGGCTTACTCTCTAATGGTGTGACTGCTGTAGCTATGCTACACATGGAAGAGATGAAGTCTACTACCTACAGAGCAATGGCAACCTACCATCTAGGTGTCAATGTCAGGACTAAAGAAGATGCAGCTAATAATAATGTATCAGAACAGAATGTTATTGAGGCAGCTAAGATAGCTACTGGTGGTGAAAAGACAATCATCTTTGAGATGATGTCTCACGATGATCCACTCAAGCTACTCGACTACGTAAGACTATCAGCCACTGTCTATGGTGCAGGGTACATCTTTATTGACCATGTTCAACGTCTAGCTTATCTGTCTAACTCTGGTGTTGATGGTGCTACAAGCACACTTACTACACTAGGCTCTCGTATGGCTCAGTTGGCTAAGGAGTTAAACATTGGTGTAGTGTTTATCTCTCAGGTCAATGACGATGGACGTACCAAGTATGCTGCTTCTCTTGAAGAAGAAGCTATCATCTGCATCAAGATAGAACGTAATGCAGAAAGTGAAGACGAGGTAGAACAGAACACCACTACCTTTATCGTAGATAAGAACAGACCATTCGCCAAGCTAGGTAGGGCTGGTTCAGTCTACTACGATCCTGTTACTACCATACTACGAGAAGATTTGTTCTCAGATGAAAGTGAGGTTGCATGATTATAGACATCGAAGCAGATGGATTGCTTGATCAGGTTACTAAGATACACTGCTTGTCCTATACTCAAGATGGTAAGTTAGTTGTATCGACAACTGATTACGATGCAATGAGACACATACTACTTACTCAAAAGTATTTGGTAGGTCACAATATAATTAGGTATGATGTACCAGTAATAGAAAAAATACTGGGTATTAAGTTAGATGGTATAAAGTTCTATGATACTTTACCTATGTCTTGGGTACTCAATACAGATAGACCTAAGCATGGACTAGAATCATTTGGTGAAGACTTTGGTATACCTAAACCACCTATCACTGATTGGGTAAACCTTTCATCAGAGGAATACATTCATCGTTGTGAAGAAGATGTTAAGATTAACTATAAACTTTGGAAAAATCTTACTAAAAGATTTATGTTAGTATACAAGTGTAACAAACATCTTAATAAGTTCTTATGTTATCTTACATTTAAAATGCAATGTGCATATATGGCTGAGAAATCTGGTTGGAGATTAGACAAAAAGCTAGCACAGAACTGCATCGACAAGCTACGATCAGAGCAAGAGTTTAAAGTAGAAGAACTTAAAGAAGTTATGCCAATGCGTAGTGTATATAAAAAGAAGTCACCACCTAAAGTTATGAACAAAAAGGATGGTTCACTATCTAATCATGGTGAGGCTTGGCTACGTTTACTTCTGGCTGAGGGGTATCCCTCTAACTATATCGGTGAAGTAGATGTACTCCACCGCATTGATCCACCTAATCCTAACTCATCTGATCAGGTAAAAGATTGGTTGACTAAGCTGGGGTGGAAGCCTTGCACCTACAAGTATGTCAAGGATAAAGAGACAGGCTTTGATAGAAAGATACCACAAGTACGTAAGAATGGTGAGCTTACTAGCTCAGTCAAACTGTTGATCGACAAAGAACCTGCAGTAAAAGTACTTGATGGATTGACTGTAATACAACACCGACTTGGTATCTTTGAGGGCTTCATCTCTTGTGAGAAAGGTGGTATTGTTCATGCAGGAATTGATGGTCTTACTAATACTCTTAGGTTCAAACATAAGAAGCCTCTTGTAAACCTACCGGGAGTTGATAAGCCTTGGGGTAATGAGGTACGTAGTTGTTTGATTGCAGAGGAAGGCCATGTATTATGTGGTGCTGATATGACATCTCTTGAAGATACAACCAAGAGACATTATATGAAACCATATGACCCTGAGTATGTGGCAGAAATGTCACAAGATGGTTTTGATCCACACCTTGACCTTGCCAAACATGCAGGGGCTGTAACACAGTCCGATATAGATAAGCATAACTCTGGTGTCGTAAGTCTCAAGGCATTACGTAAGAACTTCAAGGTAGTCAACTACTCTGCTACCTATGGTATTGGTGCAGCTAAGTTGTCGAGAGAAACAGGTATGTCCGAAGGTGAAGCAAAGCTATTACTTGAAGCATATTGGGAAAGAAACTGGGCAGTAGCACAGTTCTCTGATGATAACTTACGTAAAGTAAAGAGAATCAATGGACAGATGTGGGTACAGAATCCTGTCAGTAGCTACTGGCATACCCTACGTTATGAGAAAGATGTCTTCTCCACTCTTAATCAAAGTACTGGTGCTTACTGTTTCGACAGGTGGGTAGCAGGATACTTAGGAGCTAGGCCCAACATCGTTGGTCAGTTCCATGACGAGTCAATCAACTCTATTAAGAAAGGAGAAGAAAAGAAACACAAAGCTGTACTAGTAGCAGCAATAGACAGACTCAACGATGAGCTAAAGCTTAACGTAGAGTTAGGTATTGATGTACAGTTCGGAAATAAATATTCGGATATACATTAAAAAGTTCTTGCATGTTCTTTTTAATACATGCTACAATTAAATTCTAAAACATATAGGAGTCATAAACATGGCAAAAATTACAGTACAAGGAACAGCAAGTTGGGCTAAGGTCTTTGCTGAAAACCGTGACCTAACTGGTTACAAGAATCAGTGGGTAGATACTGATGGACGTTGCACTATTACAGTGCTTCTTGATGATGCCAATACAAAGAAAGTGTTGGACTCTGGTTGCATGAGTAAGGGTAAAGAAAACCCTGATGGTGCAGGACGGTTGTTTACTTTCAACCGTAAATTTAAAACAGGTAGTGACTTTAACTCAGGAGCACCTGATGTGTTCAAGTTAGATGGTTCACGTTGGGATTTATCTACCGATGGTATGATAGGTAATGGCTCTGAAGTTCTGGTAGAACTGGATATCTATGAGAGTCCTAAGTATGAGGTTGTAAGTACACGGCTGGATCGTATCAAAGTTCTGGATCATGTATCTTATGGTGAGCCTATGGGTGTAGATAAGTTTTCAGAGAACTTAGGTTCTCCTACACCACCACCACTAACTAAAGAGTTAGTGTCTGATGAAATTCCATTTTAATATAGGAGGGTTATATGCCTAAGATCGAAACACTGGTCAAAGATATTTATGCAGTCATCGAAGGTAAGGGTGGGTGGGACGAGACTATCACAGAATATCTTGCTACGAACATAGCTGCTACGGCAGAAGCTAGGTTCAAAGAACCTCAGAAGCCTAGAGGGTATCTAAGTTTATCCTCTGTTGGCTCACCCTGTAAAAGAAAGACTTGGTACAGAATAAATAAAACAGAAGAAGCTGCACCACTAAAGGCTCAACTACTAGGTCTTTTCTTTTATGGGGATTTATTAGAGTACCTCATCCTAGCATTAGCTAGGGCTGCAGGGCATGACGTTCAGGGTGAACAAGACAGGATGGATGCAGTAGGCATAAAGGGTCACAGAGATGCGGTTATAGACGGTGTTACAATAGATGTGAAGTCTGCTTCACGTTATGGTATGCAGAAGTTTGTGAACCATACACTTAGAAAGAATGATCCTTACGGTTACATTAGTCAATTAAGTTCTTATGTTTATGCAGCTAAGGACGATCCACTTGTAACAGATAAAAAACGTGGAGCTTTCCTTGTCGTACAGAAAGATACATTCAATCTATGCTTAGATGTGTATGACTTTAGTGATGAACTGGATAACAAAGTAAATGAAATACAAACAGTAAAGAAAGTTGTATCAGGTAGACTTCCTAAAGAACGTATTGCTCCTATACCTCAGTCTTCTAGCTCTAAGAACACAAAACTTTCCTACACTTGCTCAGGTTGTGAGTACAGAAAGTTGTGTTGGCCTGAGGCTAGGGTGTTTCAATACTCAACAGGTAAAGAATATCTAATAGACATAGTAAATAAACCTAAAGTACAGGAGTTAATTGATTGAGTAGACAGGGCAAGCAGAAGGGAAGGCTTGGGCAACAAGAGATAAGAGATGCTCTGCTTGAGTCTTTTCCTATGCTTGAACCCGATGACATAAAAAGTACTGTCATGGGTGATACTGGTGCTGATATACAATTATCTCCTGCTGCGAGAAAATTAATACCTATATCAATAGAGGTTAAACGTAGGAGATCAGGTCTTAAAACAGTATATGATTGGATGAAACAAGCAACGAACCATACCAAAGATGATCCTGTTGTGTTCTATAGATCAGACAGACAGTCTTGGTTAGTTGTAACAGAATTACCACTCTTCCTCAGGCTACTGAAAGGTAAAGACAATGATAATAGGTAACGATTTTGGAGGTAAGAATGTAAAAGTCTGGGATGTAATTGAGGGGCCATACTCTGTAAAAGATGTAGTACCTGATGCACCATCTGACCTTCCAGAAGATTTACATTTTAATTTATGCAAGGTAGAAAAAGATGGGGAGATAGAAGACATAGAACTTTTCTTTGATGACTTTAATTCTGCTTACGAGATGGTAAAATATTTTAAATCTAACATCGAACCGTTAGAAATAGAACACGAAATTGAACATGGTCATTGACAATGAAGTTCGTATGAGTATAACTAGAGGCTTTCACTATGGAATATGAGGTATACATAACGGTGTCCGTAGATAAGGATGCAAACTTTTTAGAGGTAGATCGTGACGATCACTCTCCTATTGTTCAGGAGTTAATCCTGAATAGTTTGTACGATATAGATGATTTAACAATAGAAAAATGTGAGGTAAACAAACATGATAAGTAAAGATGATTTTGAAGCTTTTGAATATTGGAAAGAACAATGGAAGAGCAAGCCTATGGATTTGAATGCATATCAAAAAGCTGCTGAAAGAACAGCTATCTATGCAAGTAAACATGCCATACTCTACCCTGCACTAGGGCTTGCTGGTGAAGCAGGTGAGGTAGCAAACAAAGTAAAAAAGATGATGAGAGATAATGAGTTTGATAAAGAAGGTGTGACACAAGAGTTAGGTGATTGCATGTGGTACATTGCTGCTATGTGTAGGGATTTAAACGTCAGTATGGCTGACTTAGCTTTAGCTAACCTAGAAAAACTATTAGATCGTAAGTCGAGAGGAACACTCAAAGGGAACGGTGATAAAAGATGAATAACTTTTTACCAACAGATTATCAAGCATTCATACATACATCACGGTATGCTAGGTGGTTGGAAGACGAGGGCCGTAGGGAGTCATGGTCTGAAACAGTAGACAGATACATGGAGCATGTAATTGGCAACAAGGTTGATCCTACTACTAAAGATGATATTATGTTTGCTATACTTAACCTAGAGGTTATGCCTAGTATGAGAGCTATGATGACTGCTGGCCCTGCACTGCAACGAGACAACACTGCAGGGTACAACTGCAGCTACCTAACCGTAGATGACCCTAAGTCCTTCGATGAGGCTATGTTTATCCTCTTGTGTGGTACTGGTGTTGGGTTCAGTGTCGAGAGGCAGTTCATTAAGAGGCTCCCTGAGGTTCCTCCCTTGTTCTACAGTGATACTACTGTCGTTGTAAGGGATAGTAAGGAAGGTTGGGCTAAGGCTTTTAGACAAGTGCTTGCTCTCCTATGGGCTGGAGAGATACCACAGTGGGATACCTCTCGTGTTCGTCCTGCTGGTGCAAGACTAAAAACTTTTGGTGGTAGAGCTAGTGGCCCTGCACCTCTAGTTGATCTGTTTAATTTTGCTGTTACTATTTTCAAGAATGCAGAAGGACGTAGGCTTTCCAGCATTGAATGTCACGATCTAATGTGTAAGATCGGAGAGGTAGTAGTTGTAGGTGGGGTACGTAGGTCTGCTATGATTAGTTTATCTAATTTATCAGATGATCGTATGCGTCATGCCAAGTCAGGAGCTTGGTGGGATAACAACAAACAACGTGCATTGGCTAACAACTCTGTTAGTTACACAGAAAAACCAGATGCCATCTCCTTTATGAGGGAGTGGATGTCACTGGTAGAATCAGGGAGTGGTGAACGTGGTATATTCAATCGTGAAGCAAGTAAGAAACAAGCTGAAAAATATGGTAGGCGTGATTCTGACCATGAGTTTGGAACTAATCCTTGCAGTGAAATCATACTTAGGCCAAACCAGTTCTGCAATCTTACAGAGGTTGTGGTACGAGCCACTGATACGATTAAAGACTTGGAACGAAAAGTCCGATGTGCCACTATACTTGGGACGATCCAATCTACCTTCACCAAGTTCCCATATTTGCGAAAAGTGTGGACTACCAACACAGAAGAAGAACGTCTGCTCGGTGTGTCACTCACCGGGATAATGGACAACCCACTTATGACAACTGTTAATAAAGGATTGGAGAAAACCCTTGAAAAGCTACGTAAACTTGCTGTTACTACTAATAATACTTGGGCTGACCGTTTGGGTATTCCACCCTCGACAGCCATCACCTGCGTTAAACCATCTGGGACAGTCTCCCAACTTGTTGATTCAGCCTCTGGAATCCATGCACGACATTCAAAGTACTATATTAGAACCGTCAGAGGTGACAACAAAGACCCCTTAACAGAGTTTATGAAGGAGCAAGGAGTACCTAGTGAGCCTGATGTAATGAAGCCTGATGCTACTACAGTATTTAGTTTCCCTGTTCACTCACCTAACAATTCAGTTACACGTAATGATCTATCAGCTATCCAACAGCTAGAGACTTGGTTGATATATCAAAGACATTGGTGTGAACATAAGCCAAGTATTACTTGTACTGTCCGTAATGATGAGTGGTTTGAAGTAGGTGCATTTGTTTACAAACACTTTGACGAGATGTCAGGTGTGTCATTCTTGCCACACTCAGATCACACTTATCAACAAGCACCATATCAAGAGGTTGGCAAATCAGATTACAGTATGTTACTATCACTGATGCCAAAGAAAATTGATTGGTCTAAACTATCTGATTATGAAAAGGAGGATAACACTGTGTCAATGCAAACAATGGCTTGCTCTGGAGATGTATGTGAGATCGTAGATTTGGTCTGATGTTTATCTTATCTCGACAAGCAAAAAGTTTTTATGTTTTAACCCACTGTTTACAACTACCAAGAGGTGTATGATGATCAAGAGAAAATTTAGCAAAGCTCTTTATAAAGCTTACGATCAACCAGCAAAGGAAAAACTAATAGAGTTCTTAAAAGCTAAGGGTCATACGATTCTTCGTGACAAAGAAGATTATAATGTCGATGTAGTCTCAGAGAAAAATGGTTACACTTACTTCAATGAAGCAGAAGTAAAGGTAGCATGGGATAAAGAATGGCCTACCAGTTGGGCAGAGATACGTATTCCAGAACGTAAGAAAAGACTATTGGATATGTATGAAGGAGAGAAAGGAGTCTTAAACTTCTACGTCTTTAAGCAAGACTTATCTCAAGCATGGAGAATAAAAGATACTCTGATGTCTAAGGATAGTCTTAAAGAAGCACATGGTAGGTACATCCGTAAGGGTGAGAAGTTCTTTCACATTCCCTATCAGTCAGCAGAACTAGTGGAGATGCACTAATGGATACATTAACATTCGATGGTGGTACTATAGATATTAGTGACACTACAATAACTCTTGACACTAAGTACGACAGTGTAAACAGTCCACCTCACTACACTATTGGTGAGGGGATTGAGTGTATCGACTATATCAAACAAGTCCTAACAGCAGAAGAGTTCAAGGGTTACTGTCATGGTAATCTAATTAAATACCAACACCGTCACGGCTACAAGAGGAAGCCTGTTGAGGATATGGAAAAAGCACAATGGTACTTAAACAAAATGCTTGAAGCTATGAAGGAGAAGCATAAATGAAACCACATGATGAAGGCAAGCAAGCCTTTAAGAAAGGCAACTTGGGTAATCCCTACCCTGCCAACACTAGAAGTAACAGGGATTGGGAGTACGGTTTTAATATCGAATACTTCAGGAACTTAAAGAAAGTACAGGAACGTGAGTCAAAAGGATAAAACACCATTAGCCGAAGAAGCTAAACAATACTCTAAAAGAAAACAAACTACAAAAACAATAAAGCCCCTCACCTCAAGAAGGTATCTAGCTGGACAAGCTCTAGCTGGAATACTTTCAGGAAGTCGAGGGGCTGTTGTCATGGCTGATGTAAAACGTGCAGCATATGATTGGGCAGACTTTATGTTAGAGGACGATGATTAATCTACTAGCTTCTCAGCTTTTGAATCTACTCTGTTGGAGTTAGCAACAAAGATAAGCTTCAGTCTTATTTGCATTTCTTGGTTTAAGTTCTCGGCACTACTTAAAAGTTCTTGTGCCGAGGAATACTTTTTATCTATCATACCTGCATCATACATATACTTAGTAGCAAAGTCCATTTTAGCTATACCTATTTCATTTACTTTAAGCATGTATTGATTTCTAATGTAACCTCTAGCTTTTATAGGATTAGTGCTCATTAAGTTTGTAAGTGCATTATTATACTTTTCACTTGTTTCTTTAATTCTTTGATTAACAAATTTTAATAGCCTATCTTTTTTTTGACCACTATCAGTTAGTTGGTTATAGGTTTTACCTGCCTCTTCACCATCATCAAACACGTTAGTTTCTGCCCACTTATTAAATATTAGGCTTAGGTTTTGAGACAAATCTCTTCTTACAACATAGTCCACAACAGGATTAACATTTTTGTTGTTATTGTATACATCTCTTTCTTCAATCTTTAATTTATTAAACTCTCTACCTAACTCAGTTAGTGTGGGATTAGCAGCAACACCAGTAAAGGTTTTCTTTAGTGGGTTCATTGTAGCAATAGGTTGCTTATTAAGTATGCTGTAATACTCATAGTCATAATTAGGATTACCTTCTCTGCTTTGACTGTATTGCCTAAAAGCTACATCAGGTAAAAATCTTGTAGCCTGACCTACAAATATTCCTTCTGGTCTTTGGCTATCAGATACTGATTCGTCAACATCAGGTGTGCTAGGATCATCTTTTATTCCCATACCAAGTGGCCTTGTGTATGGTGAACCAGAAGAGTCGTAATTAAACTGCCCCATTAAATCTCTTATTGGAGTTGCTGGATAAGTAAAGACAGAAAAAATGTTACCAAACATTTTCTCTGCACGGCTTTCTGCTTTTTTCTTATCACTCATAATAGTATCGGCAAGTGTTTTAAGACCAGTAGCATCAAACCCCATGTCTTCTATTCCACCTAGTACACTAGCAGTATCTCTTAATACAGTTTCTCTATACGGTAGTCCATTATTAGCCCGGTAAATTGTATCCCCTATAAAGATAGGAGCAATAAGAAAACCTAAGGAAGAAGAGATATCATCCTCACCTTTTATCTGGTTCTCTAATGATTTGTAATCTATTTCCCCTTCTTTTTGACTTGCTATATATGAACCTGCTAAGATAAGGGATGCACCAGTAAGTTGACGAACCCTTCTATCTTCTAATGATTTATATGGATCGCCTGTAATATAAGTAACTTTTTTTCCTTTAGCTGCAGCTTGATCCTCTAGTACGTTTAGCATCTCTGGAATAAAAGGGGTGTAGTCCATTATCATTTCCATGTGGTTTGCTATATATCTTGGAAAAGGTATACCCATAAATCCAGAAATAACAAATGGCATCCTTTCATTTAGTTTTGATGCTACTCTTGCACCCTTACCAAATAAAGACTGATCACCTACATAAGTTCTTTGCATAGTAAATCTATTAGCATCATCTACTGCTTTATCTAGTATGCTAGTGCCCTGTTCATCTCCCGGTATTTTTTTATCTTTATTCTCTAAACCTTTTGCTACTTTTTCTTTTAGGCTATCTAATTTACCACCTTTATTTATAAAATCTCTAACACTAGTACCAAGAGTTTTATCATTTAACAACCTTAGTTGTCTGTCTATGCTACCATAAAAAGCTGTTTCTTTAAACACAGTATCAGTAGCAGTGTTTGCCATATTTACTATTCGACCAACCTTTGCAAATCGAGAATTACTTTTAGTAGCTACTTCCATCCTAAGGGTGTCGTGAAATGTTCTTTGATATACTTCAGGCATTTCTGTTTGCAGCATGTCTCTCATTAAAGATGCTTCAGATTTACCGTATGTCATTCCTTTTAGAACAGAAAAAATATTTTTAAAGTTAGCTCTTTCTCCTTTTCCAGCCCTAAAGATACTCCTAAAAGATTCATCCATTACATCTACCACTGCTAGTAATCCAGTAGATGCTACGTTCCTTGCAGTAGTAGCAGGTTGAGATGTCATAAATGCAATACGCATTTGGTCTAAGTCTTGTAAGAAGTTGTAAGTTATTTCTACACCACCTCTTACAGCAGTATTTTTTACGACATTTGCAGATATATCTGTTGCTTCGATGTCATCTATACTACTTAAACCTCCTTCAGCAAGCACTTTTAAATCTGTTAGTTGATTACGTAAATCTTTTTTTGCTGTGCTTCTACCTGAAGTAGCTGCCTTATTACCTTTTCGTACAATAGCAGACTGTTCAGCAAGTATCTTACCTGCATTAGATACATCTGCTAAATAAATAAAAGACATTTGTTCTTTTGTTAGATTAAACTTTTCTCTTGTGTCATTTAAAAAACTAAATGCGTCTGAGTCTGGGTCACGAATTGCTGTAGCAATAGCAGAGGTTATTCTTTCTTTAGGGTTTACGTTAAACTTTTTACTTATTTCTATTGTAGCTGCAGCTATAGAACGTATAGTAGTAATGTCTAAGCCAGAGGAAAATGCACCACCTTCATCTACACCAGTATCTATTATACCTTTTTTAATTGCTTCACCCATTGCTACTTCTTGTGGATCAAGTGGGTCTAATACATTTTTACCACCCCTTCTTGCAGAAAGAGTGTTCACCATTGTTACAGTTCTTTCAAGGGCTTCTTTAACAACATCAGGAGTTTCGTCTTCGGCTTTTTTAATTGTTTCACTGGCAGTTTCTTTTGCCTTTTCTTTTGCAGCAGCAATAGCTTTTTCTCTTTCACCAAAAAGTTTTTCCTTATCCTTAACAATTTTACTATTTAATTTTCCACCAAGACCACCAAAGACTGCACCAACTGTAGAGTTAAGTACAACATCTTGAGCTAAGTCACCTTTAGAATATTCGTAACCTTCTATAAAGTTACCTTGTTCTGCAAGTGCTTCTCTGCTTTCACCCATACCATACGACTGTACACTACCAATAGAACCTTCAACTGCAGCACCAGTAGCTGCACCTTTAAGCACTGCTTTCTTTTTAAAATATTCTTTTATCCTACTCCTAACAGCTAACTGTGCAACTTTAGTAGCACCTTTAGCACCTACTTTAGCAAGACCTAACGATCCAAAACCTAAGTAAGTAGAAGGAGATTTAATTAATGCTTCACCTACATCTGCAGCACCATCAAGAAATCCTGTACCTGCTTTAGCAGAGTTATCCCAAGCTTGTATTAATCTGCCAAAAGCTACTTTACTTTGAGGGTCAGCTTTTTTATTGTTAATAAAGTTTAAATCTTTTACAGCAGTAGCATCATTCCATTCTTGAAATCTCATATGCTCAATAAACTTTTTAGTTAAACCCTCATAACCTTCTTCTACCATTTCATCTTCGGTCATAGCATATCTATCACCTTTAAAAAAATCAACTAGGTCATACTTAAAGTCTATATTATCTTTAAGTTCTGCAAAGCTTTTATCTTCTATGCCATTTAAATAAGAGTCCATTTTATTTCCTATGGTTCAAGTCGAATTGGTAGTGGTTCAGGTCTTCTTATTGGTAGAGTAATATCCTCTTCATCTTCATCAACAGGAGGATTAAAAATAGTTATGGTGCTTAAGTTTGCACCATCTGCTGATACTTGTCGTTGAATACTTTGTGCTGCTTCACTTAACACATCTCCTATATCACCAGTGTATGAAGGATTCGATCTTTGTTTTGTATAGTAATTTAAAATTTCATTTTGTATTCTTTGTGCAGCATTTTTATTTGCACCCACCCAAGTTCCTTGCTCATTAATTGTTGTATCATTTATATAACCACCAAGAGTAGCTTGAATATTTTTTATTACACTGTTACGTTCAGTAGCACCCATATCTGTTAAGGCTCTTGTTTGAAACGAGATAGGCCCAACGTCAGGAACATCAAGAGCATCCATGTTACGTAGTATCTTTGCTGCTTCGTCCATGTCACCAGTTACACTAAGTAGTATAGTAGAGAACTTGTCTTGCATTTCGTTTATATTTTCTGGATAGCCACCATTACCCATATATTTAAGTACTTCAGCCATAAGCTCTGGTTGTTCTGAAAAAGTATCTGTTACAAGTTTACTAACTGTTTTAATGGCATCTGTATTTATAGCCCCACCTTTTTCTTCTTCTGTTTTTAATCTTTTTAATTGTGGTGCAAGTTGATCAGTTACTTCAAGTACCATTGCTGCCTCTTGACTAAACCCAAAAGCAGTAGCATCTTTAACTCTTTTTTTAGCAGCTTTACTTAGCTCTTCTATTTCTGTAAATTTTTCTTCACCCTTTGCAAATAAATAGTCAGATCGTTTAGTTCTCATCTGTCTGAGATATTCTTCTTCAGCTTCTACATTACGTAAGTATTGACCAGCAGCACCGCCAAGTGCAACCTTTAAATTAATTACCATTAGATGTACTCCTACTCATAAGACCCATAGGTTTTTCTTCTTGTTCTGTTGGTTGAGATAACTCACTGGAAAGTTCTTGTAGTATTTCAAAGCCAGAGTCTTTTTCTTCTTCAGGTGTATCAGCTATAGCTTTTCTAAGAAGAACATTTGCTTTACTTCTTTTATCATTTTCTTGTAACTCTGAGTCATCAAAGAACTCTTTATATTCTATACCAGATTCTTCTGCTAAAGATTTTATTTCTCTAAATAAAATAGGGCCAACTAGTAAACTAATATCTATGCTATGTATTCCCTTACTAACAGCAGTAGTAAGTAATGTTTCTGTTAAAATATTTACAGGCAGTCCTGCTTTTAATACGAAAAGAATATTATCAATAGCTTCTGGTTCTGATATATTATCTATGTGACGTTTAACAGCTTCGTCTACATTAGTTATTTCAGGTGGTCTTTCCCAAGGATAGTTCCCCGGAGTCTTAGTTAAAGACTGCCCCGGTATTGGAGCATTAAATTCCTTGTTCATCTTGTGAGTATCCTTCTACTATCTTTAAGTACTTTGGTATGAAAGGCATAATTTTATTTTGTGAAAGAGCAAGCCCACCACTATCTGCTCCTACTGCTGAACCGTCATGGTGATATTTATATACATACTCTAAACCTTTTCCTCTTTTCTTTGCAGTCTCAAAGTTTTTCTGTGTAAACTCTATTAAAGCCTGAATTTGCATTCCAACATCATCTCTATTTTGTTGATTTAATCCGTACTCTTTACCTGTTCCATCTAAGAATTGACCTATACCATAGGCACTACTTATTCTAGCAGCAGCATAAGGATTAAAACCAGACTCATGTCTAGCTATTGCTAAAGCAGTAGCTATTTCTTCATCAGTAGATTGAAGTGCACGACCAACCTGTATAATTTGTTTTATAATAGATTGTTGCACTTCTTTAGGAGCACCACCAGCATTACGAGTATAGCCTTCTACAGGTACATCATCATTGTAGTGTGACCAATTTACAACAGTATTATTATCTGTACCTTTTTTACCATAAAGCTCTTCTGATAAATTAAAATCAGAAGATTTTTCTTTTACTTCTTTATCTATTTCATCTTGACTAGCTAACCAACCCATGTTGGGAAGTGCATTCATTCTTGCACTAGCAGTTTGATATATATTACCACCACTTAATAATTCTGCTTGTAAATTTGCTTGGTGACTTCTACCTTCTAAATTAATTTTATTAGCTAGTTTTTTAGTGTTCATAGTCTTCATCATAAGCCCAGCATATCTTTGATCTGCACTAGCAATTTGAGGGGCTAGAGAAGTAAGAGATGCAGAGCTAAGTTGTTTAGGTTTAAAAAGTGTCATATATTTATCCCTATTTACCGAATGCAAATTGAAGAACTGCAGCACCAATAGTGGCATCAGCATCCATTTCAGCTTTCATTTTTGCAGCATCAGTAGTAGAGTCAGCCCTCATTTTTTCTACTATAATATTATTAGTTCTATCTTTTTCACTTTCAGCAGCAGTAAATGCATAATCAAGTAAGTCACGTTCTTGTTGCCATACTTCACCTATAGCTGCTTGAGTAAGTTCATTAGCAGCCGCAGCCGCAGCAGCATTAGCAGAGTTTTCTGCAGCAGTATCTATAGTAGCTATGTCTTGTCTCCACTTAGTATTAGCTTGCTCTACAATTAGTGCATTCTGTGCATTAAACTTTTTCCTGTCTGCTTCTAACTGAGTGTTAAACTTTTCAGTAGCATTCATTTCCCCTGCATTAAACTGTGCTATAGCATTAGTTTGTGTAGCATTAAACTGGCTTACTTGAGCCTTCATAGTTTCATTAAACTGATTGATTTGATTTTCAGAAGAAGCATTAAAGTTTAATGCAGCATTCTCTGCAGCTTGATCAGATAACAATGCTTGCTGTGTTGCTTGTGCTTTAAACATAATAGCTTGTTGATCATTTGTCAAGTTAGCTAAATCAATGTTTAAGAAGTTTTTAGCATTTTCTACCTGTGCCTGTTGAAGGTTAGATAGGTTAGTCATATCCAAGCCAGCAAAATTAGCAGCATTTTGTAAGACAGCAGCTTGTTCTGAACTTAATTCAGCAAGACCTATTGACTGCATCAAAGAAGAGTTGTGTAGTACCCTTTGTTGATCAGCAGAAAAAGTTATGTTAGATACTTCAGAGTATCTAGCTGCATTAGTAATAGCCACCTGTTGATCATTGCTTAGTACTTGACCTTGTAAGTTGGCAGCAAGATTAGCACTTGTAATATATGACTGAGACTTAGCAGTTAAGTTAGCTAAATTAGTTTGTAAAGAACCAACACTGTCTTGCATTGCAGCCTGTTGTTTGTTACTTAAATTAATGTTAGCAGATTCAGCATACCTAGCAGCAATAATAATGTTAGACTGTTGTGTGTTGTCAAGAATTTTACCCTGTAACGTAGCACGTATCTGAGCATTAGCAAGTTCTACACTTTGCCTGTTAGATAAATTTTGTGTTTGTAATGCAAAAGCATTAGAACTTTTTTGTAAGTTAGCTTGTTGCTCATTACTAAGCATAGCTAACGATAGTCCTTGTTGTGCAGCAGCATTACTTAATGCTACCTGTTGCTGATTGTTTAGGTTAGTTAAACCCATTGTAGCAAAAGTATTAGCATCTTGTTGTGCTATCGGTAATGCACTTTCCATAGCTGCATTAAGTATAGCTACACTTGCCATAGAAGATGCACCTAATCCACGAGAAGCTAAGGCTGCATTAGCAGCACGTATAGCACCAGAAGCCCATGAAGGTGTACCATCATCAAAAGACTTCATAAGCTTACTTAGCTGACCCTCTACAGTACTCAGTGCATCTACATTACCTTCCATAGCTAGTGCAAGTGTACCATCTTTTACACTAAAAGCTGCCATTCTAGCAGCAACAGGTATAGCATCTGCAACTAATCCTATATCCTGCATAGCTTGTGCAGAAGCCATTTGATCTTCAGCAATTTCTGCTGGTGGAGGAAGTTCTTCTAGTCTTACAGAGCCTGTTTGTGCTTTAGCTTTAACCAGTGCATCTGATACAGCAATATCAGCTACAACTTTTGCATAGTCTTCACCTTTAAATTCTGCTAGTTGATCATTATCTACAGTAATATTAGTTTTTGTTTTTACTTTGTTAATACGATCTTCATTAACTTTCATAGCATCGTCAGCTACAGATCGAGTACTAAGTTTACCTTTTTGACCAACAATAGTTTTACTTGGGCCTTCTGACTCAGCACCAGCTAGACCTTCTAGTTCTTTCTTAGCTTCTGTAGTTACAGTATCAGCATCATAAGTAGCTTCATCTACTGCAGTAGGATCATCTGCGACAGCAGTACCTGAAACAGTTGTTACTCCTGCTTGTGTTTTAGTTTTAACTTGTCCAGTATCTTCGTCAATAAATTGATTAGGGTCTACCTTATCAGCCAGTTTAGATACATCTTGTTTAGTAACAGATGCCATAGGGTCTTCTTGAATACCTGCAAGAAGTTCAACACCTGATTTTGTTCCTGCATTTTTAAGGTTTTTCTTTGCAACATTTGTTTGTGTTTGTGTTTCTGCAAACTTTTTTAATGCTGATTGATTAGCTTCAAACTGTGCTTTTTCTTCGTAGGTTCTTGTATCTTCTTCACCTTCAGCAGGTGGAGCTACACCTGTAGGCATAGTAGTAATCATAGAAGATTGTTTAGCTAAATCATTTTGAAGATTGTCTAATTCAGTTTGATAATCTACAGTAACACTTGAATCAAACTCTTGAGGTCTAAGACTAAAGTCTGTATATGCCTCATAAATTTTTGTTTGTTTATCAAAGTTTTCTTTAGCATTAGAATATTCTGGATATAATTCTTTAAGTTTAACTTTATCAATAGGAAATTCTTTACCTTCTTTTGAACCATATCTTACATAACTATCATAAGGTGTTCTGCCGGGTGGTGTAGCTTCGTAAGACTCTCTAACTTCAGGGTTAGCATCCATATAAGCTTCAGCATCAAAGATAGCTTCATCTTTAACAGGTTCTACAACATCATCGGGCATTACTGGTGCTGGTGAAGTAATATCATACTTAGCCATATCTAAAGCATCTTGACTTGTAACTTTACCATCACCATTAAAGTCATACTTTAAATCAGGTTCTCTTAAACCTGTTGACATTTCTAGTATTTCTTTAGCAAACTTTCCGTTAGGTGTGTCAGGTATATCTTCTTCTTTTACAACACTATCTTTAGGATCAGGTAAAGATTCTGTTTCTTTATCTTTTAGAGAAGCTTCATATTCTTCTTTAGTTGATTCAAGATCATTTGCAGTTCTACCCATACCTTGAACTCTTTTGTAATTATAAGTTCCATCTGGGTTTAAAGTTTTAAAGTAATTGTAAGGTTGTTCTTCAGGTATATTAGGTCGGACAATAAGATCATCTGAAGGTATATTTATTGGTTGATCTGGTGCTACATAATTAGGATTACGAGGGTCATCTATAGCATAAGTAGTTGTTAAATTATCTGGGGTTGTAAGTGTAGGTGCAGCAGTAGTAGTTTCTACTGGTGTTTCTACTGGTGTTTCTACTGGTGTTTCTACTGGTTCTTTTGCTCGTGGTCTTGGTTTTCCGAAGCCGGGTAATTGAAAGTTTTGATTGTCAGTTTTTGCAGGGCCAAGACTATCTTGATAGTTTTCTGTACCGGGAGTTCCGGGCATAACAGGTTGTGTTGAGCCTTGCTGTTGAGCTACAAGTTTATCGTACTGACTACGATATCGAACATCACCACCCGGAGCCATTTGCATAACAGGTTTTTTACCTTTGGATTGAAGGAGTTTATTTACTCTTGCTTGAATACGAGCTTTAGCAGCAGAGTTACCTTCGGTAAGTTTATCTATATCTGCTTTTTGTTTGCTTGTAATTCCCATAATTTTACCTTTACTTTATCCATTAACTGCTGTATCTAAACCCCAGATCATTAAGACTGTTCCCCCAATAAAAACTAGTGTTCCTAGCACAACTGAGATACCCCAAAATAATTTGTCTCTAGCAGCAGCTTGCTCTTCCAATGCTTTCTTTTGTCTACTTCTAGCAGCAGCTTGTTCTTTTACAACTAAATCCCACATTCCGGGTGGGCCATATAGTTGACACACAGACCTAAGTTCATTCTGTGCTTCTTTATGTTTCATCTTGGCTTGTGCTATTGCAAAGCCTTCTTCTTCTGAGGATGTTAGTCTACCTAGTGGGCCTTTATGCCTACCTTGCTCTGCAATATTTATTTCAGCTTCTAGTTTAGCTAACCTACCAAAGTGAGGTAACAAGTCAGATACATCTCGTCCTGCTTGTACTGCAGCACTTACTGAACTTGCTATTTTAGTTACTGCACCAGCTAATGCTAATACTTCTATCACGACAGTAGTTCCTCATTATTTATTTACTGTCATCCATACTGCACCAGCAATAAAAGTTAGGACAGTAACTGTAGCTACCTTTATGGTAGTAGTCCAAAATGCTTTACGTGTATCTCGCCAAGCTTCTATAAGACTTCTCATTTCTGTAATATCTTTATGTGCATCATCATCTAATAAACCTATAGAACTAAGAGCATGTTTAGCTCCTCGTCTAGCTGCACGATCTAGCATATCCTCTAACTCTTCTGGTGTAAGGTTTATATTACTCATAGCTTACGGCTTCGTAGGCCAGTCATCTGACTCTAAGTTAGGCCAGTTGGAGTGGTCAGGTAAGTCACGTAGTGCTTGACGATAAACTGTCATAGAAGAAGATAAGGTGTGATCTGCTAAAGCTAAATAATCTGTTTCTTGTAGTAAAACATTTCTATCGTAACGGTTATTTTGTGTAAGTTGAACTGTCAACCTGTTTTGTTTTTCTGCTATTTCAGAATCTGTTTTATTAACAGATGTTTTAGAACCTGTTGCACAGTTTATTTCTATTTTTGTATTAGCCATTGTTATCCTCCATACAAAGTAACATCACCACCAGTAGAGTTACCTTCAAAATCTATTTCAATTCTTTCTAAAACTGCACTTAAAGTAATATTAGCAGAACCTTGCGTCACACGTATAGGGCCAATATTAATGCTGGAACTTGCATGATAATCAAATGTGCTTCCATTTGTTCCATCTGTTCTAGTTATCACAACCTGCCCTGATAATAACTGATTGGCAACAGTGGTGGTATTTTTTGCTAGTGTTTCTGAACTATCTCTACAAATAGGTGTACTACCTGAGCCTCCTTCCAGAAGACATAGATTATAACCACTTGTAATAATTGTACTGTTGTTAGAAACTCTAACATGGGTTAAGCCTTGTGCATTAGGAGTAT